GATGACGACATGCTGACGATCAAAGGCTTTTACCCATTACTGCCGAACAACGCGGAAATAGTTGAATATGGCGGTGAGCCGTATTTGAGATACACCTTCTCGACCGGGAAAAGGGCTGCGATCGAACTGTCGAAGGTCGGCATACTGACGCAGTATCAATATAAGTCCGACTTCTTCGGTGACGGCAATGACGCAATGAACCCGACGTTGAAGTTGCTTGACATACAGAAACAGGGTATGGAAAACGCGGTCAAGTCTTCGGCGATGATTCGCTTTTTGGTGCGTTTAGCTCAGACATTAAGGCCTACAGATATCACGGAAGAGCGAAACAGGTTTACGAAGGAAAACTTAAGCGCGGATAATACGTCGGGCGTCCTGATGGTCGATAGCAAGTATGCCGACGTCCAACGGATCGACAGCAAACCTTACTTGATAGACCATGAGCAGATGAAACTCATACAAACGAATGTCTATAACTACTTCGGGGTTAACGAGAAGATCCTACAGAACAGTTATACCGAAGATGAGTGGAACGCGTTTTACGAGGGGAAAATCGAGCCTTTCGCCATACAACTCAGCCTTGTTTTGACAAACATGCTATTTAGCGAACGTGAAAAGTCGACGGGCAACCTAGTGATATTGTCATCTAACCGACTACAATACATGAGCAATCAAAGCAAGCTCAACGTCTCGACGCAGTTGTTTGACCGCGGGATATTAACGACGAATCAGATCATGGATATATGGAACTTACCTCACGTTGAGGATGGCGACAAACGTTATATTCGAAAAGAATATACCGAGGTAAGCCAATTAGACAAAGAAAATAACACAGGAGGCGATAACAATGGCAGTCAAGATACCGGACAGGGAGTACAGAGCGATAGTTCAACCGTTCCAAATTCCGGAGACGACGACGGACAAAAGAATTGATTCCGATTTCTACGTGGAAGGCGTTGCGACGATATTCGACACGCCGTATGAGCTTTTTGAGATTGACGGCGTGAAATATTACGAGGTTATCGAAAAAAACGCACTTGATGAAGCGGACATGAGCGATGTCATTTTACGATATGACCATGAAGGCAAAGTCATGGCAAGGAAATCAAACGGAACTTTGATTATTGAACCGAAGGACAAGCTGTATATTTATGCCGACTTATCCAAGTCGAGAGCGGCAAAAGACCTGTACGAAGAGATACAAAACGGATTGGTCACCAAAATGTCTTGGGCTTTCAAGGTGCGTGAAAGATCGTTTGACAGTAAAACAAGAACGATCAGAATCAGAAAAGTCGCAAAAGTATATGACGTTGCACCGGTAGGAGTACCGGCTTTTGACGCGACTTCCATTTCCGCACGTTCTTTTGTAGACGGAGTGATCGAACAAGAACAGCAGGAGTTGCTTAAGCGGAAACGGTTGTTGCTGCAACTTCAAATTATCGAACAATTAGGAGGTAAGATATTATGAGAACACTGAAAGACATAGAAAAGAGACTGGCTGAAATCAAAGAGCAGCTGGAAAATGACGAAAACGCCGACGTAAACGCATTGGAGCAGGAAATTAACACTCTCACCGAGGAAAGAAAAGCTCTCCTGCAGGCGGCGGACAGGAGGAAGAAACTATTGGAATCCATCGCGGAAGGACGCGATGCGAAGGTGATCGACGAGTTTGAGGCTCCCAGCCAAAACGAACTCAAACGCAGAGCCGAAGAACTCTACGAGACCGGGAGAATGAGAATCAGCGCAGCCGAAGCTCGGTCCGTTTTATTATCGACCGGTACTTTGGCTAAACCTACTTCCGTTAGCGGTATTACCGAGCCGTTTAACATTATCTCCTCGATCGTTGATATGGTATATGTCGAGGACTTGACGGGTGTCGGCTCTCATAAGGTCGCCTACATGAAGTCTTGGCAAGAAGCGAAAGACAATGTTTCTCCCGGTACTGCTCCCACTACTTCGGATCCCGTATTCCGGACAGCGGCAATCAACCCGTTCCCGATGGACGTCATGACCTATGTGGCCAAGAATCTGAAAAAGCAAACGCCTCTGCAGTATGAGGAAAAGATCAGAAGAGGGGCGTTGATTGCGCTTCGCAAGAAGATGGCAAGTTGGATCATCAACGGTAACGGATCCACACAGGCGTATGGTATCTACAATGCCGTTAACACCGAATCCGAACCCGAGGACATCTATGAAACCTACTTGGTGGCGAAAGATTACGACATCAATGAAAAGACCTTGCGTAATATTGTATTTGCCTACGGCGGAAACGAAAACGTGGTCGGCAATGGTCCGAAATTGATCCTTAATAAGATGGACTTAATTGCGTTCGGAGATGTTAGAGGTACGAACGAAAAGAGAGCCGTATACGAAATTACTCCCGACGGTTCCAATCCCAACATCGGAGTCATTCGAGACGGCGGCTTAAGCGTTCCTTACGTTATCTGCTCCGATGTGACGGCTTTGACAGGTAGCGCCAAAACGGGATCTGCGAGAATTAAGACGATGATCTACGGCGAACCGTATGCTTACATGCTCGGACTATTCGGCGACTACGAAATCCGAGTATCCGAAGATTACAAGTTCGGTGAAGGTCTCTTAACCGTCAAAGGCGAAGTCATGGCAGGCGGTAACATCATCGCGGACAAAGGGTTTATCGTTGTCACGAAGAAGTCTAACGCGGATACCTAATAGGGGGCGGGCATTCCGCCCCTTTTTGTTGAAAGGGGGAATATCAACGATGGATAGATACGATGAATTGCTACGCACGGACGTATACGGCATAGCCGTAAACAAGGCAAGCGTAGCTCATATATATCTGACGAAGGAACAAGCATGCGCGGCCGATGACGACGGCGTACATGCGGCGATAACGGCTGACAATAGTGAGGATACGGTTGTGGACGATGAGTTCACGAATCCGCCTTATCCTCGAAACTTGACAATTACTCCGGGCGGAACAACCGGTGATGTAAAAAAGAGCGACATCGTAGTCGAAGGTACAAATATTAAAGACGAGCCGATCACGGAAACATTTTCCTTTGAAGCCAATGCCACTACGGCGACGGTCGGAAATAAGGCGTTTAAGACGGTTACAAAAGTCACGATTCCCGCCCAAGACGGAGCGGGAGCGACGTTTACGATTGGGTGGGGTGACAAGCTCGGATTGCCGTTTAAGATTAGCGGTAAACCTCTGGTTTTTGCTCTCCACAATGGTGTGCCGGAAACTACTGCACCGACTCTTGCGACGGACGATGACGAAATCGAAAAAAACACCATCGACCTCAACAGCGCATTACACAACGATAAATCCGTTGATATCTACCTGTTCCTGTAAAGGAAAGGTGGTGTCGATATGGACTTGCTATACGAAATTAAGATTGTACTTAGAATCGTCGATGACGCATACGATGAGGAGATCAGAGGGTTGATCGACGCGGCTCGCCAAGACTTATACCTCTCCGGAATATCTCAAAACAAAACACACGACAACAACGACCCGTTGGTACGCAGGGCAATCATAACTTACGTCAAAGCTCACTTCGGCTGGAACAATCCCGACGCCCAAAGGTTAAGCGACGCCTACTCCATGATTAAGACGCATCTCGCCTTGTCGAGCGAGTACAGGGGTGATTGAGATGTTGTTTAACACAACCTTAGAGTTAATCGCACAAGAGACATACGAGACGGACGACAAGGGCGACAGGGTACCGGTCAAAGTTAGACGTAAGGTATATGCCGACAAGCAATCGGTACGACAATCCGAACACTACGAGGCGGCGGCTACAGGATTACGGCCTGAGCTGATGTTTGTAGTCAGGTCTATTGACTATAAAGGAGAGCCGAAGCTGGAGTATGGTGGAAAAGAATATACGATTGTACGGACCTACAACACCAAGTCCGAGCTAACGGAGCTGGTATGTCAGGGGGTGGTCAACGATGGCGAGTAATGCGCCGAAACCCGTCGAGATTAAAAACGGCGAGGTGACGTTTATATCCAACGTGGACCGATGCCAATACACGATTACGGAGCTCTCCAAGATGGCATTGCGTGATGTGGCCAAGCTCCTGCGACAGCGGATCAAGGACCCGAGTAATATGCCTGAGAAAACGGGGAACTTAAAGAAAAACGTCGGCACATGGGTAAAAATCGACAAAGATACGGGTCAGCCGGTACTGCAGATAGGGGTTTACAACAAGGAACGGGCCCATAAAAAGGGTTTGAAATATGCTTTCTACGCTCCGTATTTGGAACTCGGTACGAAGAAGCGCAAGCCTGTCAATAACGGCAAAGGCTTTATAAAGCACGTTGTCGAGGCAAGTATCGACGATATTCGGCGGATAGAGGGAGCGTATCTCAAGGAAATTGAGGACGAAAACAAGGCTCTTGGCTTAATCCGGGAAGGGGAGGAGATAGCGGATGATTAATTTACGTAAGCAGCTGACGACGATATTAAAGACGGTATGCCCGAGAGTCCACTATCAGGACGCCCATGAAAATGAGACGTTGCCTTATATCGTTTACGACATTACCAGCGTCCTTCCGAACGGGGAGAATAACGATTCGGTCTTTTTGGACGTGGACATCTGGGATTCCAATGAGAAAAGCGACAAAATTGAGGATTTATTGAAAAATTTGCGAACCGCCCTCGAAGGAAGAACGATCGAAACGGAGGAATTCTCCGCCGTTATCTACGGTGCGAACGTGGTACCGATCGCCGATCCCAACACGATGATAAAGCGGCGAAGGGCGTCTTATACCATCAATATCTATGCATAGGAGGGATAATAACATATGCCTAAACTTACGACACAACAGCGTCAAAATATACTGATTGATTACGGTCTGGTCTATATAAACTGGGGCAAGGAAGGCCAACGCCGTCTTGCACCGACAAGAGGCGGTGCAACCATTACGATTACACC